CCACAAGATGTCTTTAATGGATCATACCCCACCAGTCAGCAAAATAAAGTTAGAAATTATACGATTAATAGTTTGGCTCGTGCTATGCGAGACTCATTAAATAATTATATATATCATCCTAATTTAAGGGGACATGTAACAGTTGCTGTAAATAGAGATCCTTCTACAAATGTTTTTGCTGGATTTAGAATAGGTTATGATTTCCCTGAAACAGTAGAAGAAAATATTCCACAGGAATCCATTGATTGGAGTAGCCACGAAGTGAGAGACGGAGATATAGATCAATCTTGGAATTATGAAGATGGTACATTTACTACTGGAGCTCCTAATGATCAAGGAACTCCGCAAGGTTGTATGCTTACTGATCAACCTATATCTGCTAATGGGGGTGTATTAGAAGTAGATTTCAGTAATGCTAATGGGGCTGGAAAAGAATGGGCTGTCGGTTTAAGTCGTTTTGTGAATACAGCTGACGATATTACTGGTAATGCTGTTGTTCCTTATTTTTCACTATTAAAAAGTGGAGAAGAAAGACCTACAAGAAGAATTGGATTTTATGATTATGTTGTTTGTAGGAAAGGTAATGAATTAAAAGTCTATCATACACCTTATGATAATACAAATGGATTAAATGATAATAATATTTGTAGTCGTGAATTAGAACTAAATGGTGCTGTAGAACAAAATTATGATTTAGATACGAATGCAACGGCTTATACAAAAGTAAGATTTACTGTCAATGGCCAACAAGTAAAAATAGAATTAATTCATGCTGGAGCTGATGATGTAGTTTATGAATATAATGAAGAACATTCAACGGCACAACAATTAAAAGCAATATGTATCAGTAATTGGAATATGTATCCTGTATTATATATTGAAGATCCAGATTTAGGGAGTACTAATAGTATGGATGTAACTAGCTTTATAGGTTGTCCTATGCCTTTTGATTGGACTTATGATGGAACTAATTTGCTTACTGGTGAAGCTTCTTGGTATAATGCTCAAGAAGAAAGTAATGATTTATCTGTAGCGAGAGAAGTAGAGACACGGCCATGGAACGATCAATCAGTAGGCGGAAGAGTTAATTTTCTTCCTTATTCTGGTATTGTTGGTGGATTATTTAATGAAGATCAATTTGACAATTTTTTAATTCTTCAACCTTCAGACATTTATGCTCCCAGTGAAGGAGCAAATACTGAAACCTTTTTAGGGTTTGTAGGTGAAAGTCCTACAAATAGCTGGATTATAGATCCAGAAATTGAAACAACCAAGTATTTTATCTCTTCAAGTATTCCCCAACTATTATCTAATAAATCTATATTTGTTAAATTAAATAATTTTACACAGCAATCAGTCAATGCAATACAAGGAAATCAATCCACAATAATCGCACATATACCACGATTTGACGGACAAGTTCAAGTAGGACGCATGTATCACGAACCGAATACATTAGTCTATCTTGATCTTAATAACAGTAGTGAATTAAATATTAATAGTTTTGATATATCATTAGTATATTCAAATGAACAATATGTTGAAGAATTAGCTGGCCAGACGATAGTTATGCTTCACATAAGACAAAAACCAGATTAAATTAATGTCTTTTAATTAAACTTATTAGATTATTTTGTTTATTTTTCTTTATTTATCATTTTAATTATTAAAATATTATATTATGTATAATATAATATGGAATTACCAGACGCTTTAAAGTTAGATTTTGTTTCAGAGCAGCCAGAATATGTATGTACCGATGAACCAAATATGACAATTGAAGATCTTGAAGAAGACATACAACCTATGATAGAAAAGAAAAAGATTAGTCAAGAAGATATCTTTTCGTCTAGTGATGCTGTAAAATTAGAAGCTTCTCTAAAGAATGAAGAAACAGGCGAAGAAAATCCTAATTTTGTTTATAGTGATGATGATGAAGTTGCTAAGGAAACTAGTAAAAAGACAATAAAAGATAATATAAATGAACAATTAAATGAAATAAAACCAGACATAAAAATAGACAAAGAAAAACCAGTTAAATTAAATAAAAATGGAAAACCTAGAAAAAAAAGAGTTTATACAGAAGAACAAAAAGAACAAATGAGAGAACGCATGAAACACGCAAGAGCTACTGCATATAAAAATAAAGAAAAGAAACAAGCAGAGAAAGATAAAGAATTAAAATATAAAAAATTATTAAAACAAAAGAGAGATATGGAAATAGAAGAGATTGAAGAAAAAATTCAAAAGAAAAATAATAAATCTGTAAAAGAAGATAAAGAAGTAAATCGTGAAACACCCAACAAGGGAGAAGTAAAAGTTAATCATAATGAAAATATAAATAAATATAAAGACGTCTTAAAACAAGCTCAATTTGAAGCAATTGCTGAATATGAAAAAATAAGAAAAGCTAGAAAAGAAAAAAAGAAACAAGAAAAACAAGTTCAAGAATACCATGAAACAGTCAAACAAAATCTAAAAAAGGAATTATCGTGGCGTGATGTGGCTGGAGAATATGCGGATTGTTTTTAATACAATAAAAAAAATATAAATATATATATATAATGGAAAAACAATCTGCTCCTATAATTAGGCAAGTAAAAGACGTCGTTGAAACTGATAAGTTTGATGGTGTCCATGAACACCTTCCGCAAATGCCTTCATTATGTTTAATTATAGGATCTGTAAGAAGTGGGAAAAGTAATCTACTTGTTAATTTCTTTTGTAATCAGGATTTTTATAAAGACAGATTTGATATCGTAAAAATAATAAGCACAACATTAGGATCAGATACAAAGGGTAAAATATTAAATGAATATTTTGATTGTATGGATCATTATGAAGACGGAGTTATTGAAGAAATAAAAAAAGAACAAAGTAAATATGAAGAGAAAAAAGATCGTCCAACTTATGCATTAGTATTAGATGATGTCTTAACAAAAGACTTTAGTAAAAATAATGCTGTCTCATTTTTTTCAACTCGCTTTCGCCATTACATTGACTTCTATGTAATCGCTACGCAGACTTTCCGTGCTGTTTCAGGTATGATTAGAAATAATGCTCAAGCGATTTTGATAGGCCGTCAGCAAAATCAAAAAGAACTAATTAAGATAGCTGAAGAATACGGATCGTTAGTAGGTGGTGATGATAATTTTTTAAGATTATATAAAGAAGTTCATAAAGAAAAATTTCAATTTATGTATTTAGATCTTTCAAGTAATCCAGCAAAAGTATATAGGAATTTTAGTGAAGTATTATGGGATGGTGGTGATGATGAATAAGAATATTTAAAGATATAATGCGATAGATTATTAAGTTAGAAACAATGCCTTACAAAGATCCAGAAGGTCCTAAAAAATATTATCAACAAAATCGTGAAAAAATCATAGAAGAAAGAAGACAATATAGAAAAGATAATAAAGAATTGATTAGTCAGCAAAGAAAATTAAAATATGAAAAGAAAAAACAAGATCCAACTTATGTAAAAGATAGAAATGAAAAAGAAAGGGCAAGATATGCTAAATGGGTTGATTCATTAACTGATGAAGGCAAACATAAATTACATAGAAGGAGATTAAGGGATAACTGGAAAAAAGGCGGATTTAAACATACAAAAGAAGAATTTGAAATTATTTTAGATAAATTTTTTGAATGTTCCCATTGTGAATCTTGTGGAGTTAAGTTTGATGATAAAATAAAAAAAAACTGCGATCATTGTCATTTGAGTGGTTCATTTAGAAATATTATATGTAGAAATTGTAATTGCTATAGAGCTAAACATGATTATCATTTTTTAAAAGTTATGTTAGAATTACATAGATATTTTAATGTTAATTTTGTTTAATTATTTAATAAATTAAATTATTATAATAAATATAATATAAATGGATTTATTTGTACAAGACGGAAATGATATTTCTGCTGGTAATATGAGACGAAGGGAGCAAACTACTATGAATGAATCAATCGCTAATCATAATAGTCAAATAGCTAAAAATATTAATGATATACAAACTAATTTATCAAGTGCGACTAGTGGATTAGATGAAACAGAAGCATTAAAAGAAATAGCAGGGGCGGCTGGTGGTTATATGGGAACTCATGCTTTTCATAGTGGTTTAAAAAATTATCAGCAATGGTCTAACACAAGACAAGCAAATAAAACTGAAAATCTACGCAGTCAATTAAGAGAAGTCGCTGGAAATGTAAAACCACCTGATACAGAAGTTGCTCCTGAAGCAACCGCACAACCCCAAACAATACAACAGCCAGAAAATACAACTAATGAAGCACCTGCAACCGCAGCACCAGAAGGAACACCAGCACAAGGAACAAGCGATACAGCTCCCACAGCTACAGATCATGAAGCCGTAACAGTAGGAGAAGACGGAGCAGGTAAATCTGGATCTATGATTCATAATGGAATAAAATCAGTAACTGGATTAAGTGATGAAGCCATTGAAAAAGTTGGGAAGGGTGCTGGAGTATTAGGAGCAGCAGCAACTGGTGGTATTGATCTATTTCAAGATATTAAACAGGGTAAAATAGCAGGAGATAATGGGTGGGAAAAAGCAGCGAATATTGTAAATATTGGCGGAGCGATTAGTGATATTGCTGGAGCAGCGTTCCCCCCAGCAGAAGTATTAGGTGGATTTTTAGATTTACTAGGTGGTGGATTAGACGCTGTAGGTGAAGCTGTTGAAGGTTCAGATAAAAGAGATGAAGCAACACAAAAAGCACAAGAACAAACAAAACAACAGAAAGACCAAGTTGAAAGTCAAAGCATAACTTCCCAAGCTCCTGTTGTTGCAACTGCGAGAATTGGTGGATAATTAATTGCTCATATATAAGCAATTTACTCAAATATAAGCAATCATAAAATCATAATTATTTTTTAGAATTATATTTTTATATTTTATAAATTATATATCAATGGATAATATCAAGCTTAAAAATACAGAATTGTTAGATCTCGTATTGAATGATTTAAAAGGTCTGAAAACCGATATCGCTGATATTAAAAAAGATATATCACGAATTAAATTAGATATTTTCTCTAAACAATTAATTAAAGAAATAAAAAAAGAAACACTAAGCGGAGCAAGCCTAAAGGAAGAAAAAAAAATAGTAGAAGAAAGTAAAGGTTGGATATGGTAAAACGAAGTTAAGCTTTGCTAATTTATTTTTTAAAAAATTTTTTATTATACATTTGTATTAATTTTTTTTTATTTGTTGTAGGTTTTCCTTCTTGTTTAAACCCAGACCAACTCCAATAATATGATAAATATCCAGCCCTTAATGGATCATTTGTTTTCAAATCTTTTTCATGTCGTTTTAAGTATCGTTCTCTTCTTTCTAAATCTTTATGTTGTAAGTAATCTTCCATCGTAGGCGATCCAAACGAAACCGTTTTAAATTTATTTTTAGGCATTCTAAATACTGCATTATACTTCTTTGTAGGTTTTTTTGAAGCTTCAACTTTAATTAAAATAGGCATTTATGTTATATATAATATAATTAATTTAAATAGTGAATAATAATTTAATATATCCAAGAATATATAATAAAGCTAATATGATTACATAACAATCAATATCGTCCATATATTTTATTATTTTTTTTTATTATATTTGTAGTAAATTTAATATATTATTTATAATATAAAATATGAGTTCTTATTGGTCTTCTGATAATGTGGTACAAGTAGGAGAAGCAAAAGTTGAAATCCCTGCGGAGAATGGATTGTCTTATTCTGGTGGTGGGAAAGTATCTTTATCAGTTCCCCCTACTGTTAAGTTTATGGACGGCAAAAAATCATTTCTTCAGTTTGATCTAAAATTAAAGCTCCCTGCTGGTAAAGATCCTACACTTCTACAGCTAGATCATGCTGGTGGTGGAATTCTTCTTAAAAATATGCGTATTTATGATGGTTCTCGTGGTAATCTTATTGAAGAGATTAATGAATATTCTCAACTTGTAGCTTTAAAATATGATTATGATACGGACGATAGTGCTAAAAATCTACGAGCATTACAAGAAGGTGGAACGGCATGGTCTGCTCGTAATGCTGGAACATTAGGAAATATTGAAAGCGAATATACTGATACTTTTACAAATCCTTATTTTAAAGTAGGAGCAGGAAAAACAACCGCATTAACTGACGCTGATTTCACATTAGTTAAGTGTTGTGTCCCTATTCATTCTGGTGTATTTTCTGGGAAGATATATCCTGTTATGATGAGTAATGGTCTCTATATTGAATGGGATTTACAAACCCCGAGCAGAGTTATTAAACAATTAGATACTGTATTAGGAGAAAGAAAACTTCAATTAAATCCTAAATTCCATTCAACAGACGGCAATTTAGGAACACCTGCTGCGTGGGCGTTTGGTGCTTCCGTAACTGAATTTTATGTTGCTCCTGATAATAATATGGTTGGCGACGACGCAATAAATGCTTTCCCTTTTGTTATTGGTGAGCATATTTCATTTAGACAAGTAGATGCTGGTGAAGAAGCAGGAAGTTATGCGACATTAAGTGCCGCAGCTAAAATTTCTGCTCTTGAAGTTGATACTAATGGATTAATTAAAGTAACTATTAATTCCGTTCAAAACAATTCTACCGATAGTGGCGATACTGATGTTGATATTGACGACACATGGAGACTTGTAAGTCTTTCTGCTCAAGGTGAAACTTCTTATGAAGCTACTTATGAAATGTCAAATGTTAATTTAGTAGTTCATCAAGTTGATTTAGATCCTAAATTTGAAGCTGGTATGATGGCGAAGATTAGAGAAGGTAAAGCAGTAGAGTTTGATATTCATTCAGTAACTACTTATAAAAATTCATTACTGGCTTCTGATAGACAAACTACATTTTTAGTTCATGCCCAGAATAGCCGTGCTAAATCAATTATTGTATCGCCTACGGATTCAAAGATTTATACTTCAGCAGAGTTAGTATCTTCTAATGGAACTTATTCTATTGCTGATAATGAAGCTGATATTAATTGCACTAGTAATCGTTCTGGCTATACTGGAATATGTGATTTCTTATCTTCTGTTCAATATATGATAAATGGTAAGCTTGTTCCTTCTCGTCCTATATCTACGAAACGCTGTGCGACAAGGAATAGCATTGATGCTTTTAAGATTTTTGAAGACGAGAAATCGCTTGATAATGCTGGTATTGTTCCACGCTCTTTCGTTAAGTTCCTTGACAATTGGATTTTAGGAAGGGGATTTTCAATTGGAAATGGTGCTATGGATTTGCGTGGAAAAGATCTCTCTGTTATACTTAAGTATGAAGAAGCAGTCGCACCTACCAAGCCAAAAATGATAAATTCATTTGTCTTCCATGTAAGGAAACTTATTATGCGTGGATCTGGAGCCGTGGAAGTTACGCAATAAAAAAATATATTAATATATATATATGCAAAATAAATTTACAAATATTTATGATAAATGTATATGGGGTAAAAAAGATGGGAAAGGTTCATCTGGTACTGGAAGCAATACATCACCAGATACTAAATTTTATTTATCATTATTATTAAGTATAATTAATAGTTATAAGATTAAAAGTGTATGCGATATAGGGTGCGGAGATTGGGAATTTTCTAAAACATTTGATTGGAAAGATATATCTTATCATGGGATAGATTGTGTAAAATCTGTAATTGATTCTAATAATGAAAATTATAAACAAGATAATATTACTTTTGAACATAGAGATATTAGTATTAATCCTATTAAAGGTTATGATTTAGTCATAATTAAAGATGTTGTTCAACATTGGGAAGATAAAGACATCATAAAAGTAATGGATCAATTATTAAAGGATAACAAATATGTATTTATGACAAATGGATATAAATTCATGCGTGATCCTTCAAAAAATGAATGGGAAAAAAGAACACTTGATAAAAAATATCATTATCATCCAGTATCCATTGATAAACAGCCATTAGTAAAATATCAAAAAAATGTTATTGAAAAGAAAATGAGAAGGGCGAAACAAATGATATTATTTCAGTTGTGAAATATTATATAATTTTTTATTTATTTTATATTTTTGTTTTTTATATTATTATTTATTATAAATAATGACTTCTCGCTACATTGCTATTCGCCCTGACAATATTCCTTCTGATGGAAAGATATCTTTTAAAAATGGCTTTCCTGTTCTATCCTTTACAATTCAATCTCAATCTGGTATTTTAGATCCCAGAAGTATCCGCATAAATGGTAATCTTCAAGTATTTAAAGATAATGCTTTGAACCCAACTCCAGTATATGAAGCAGACGACGATAATGCAAAGGTTACTATGGATAATAGGCTTGGTATTTATAATGTAATGGATCAGCTTGTCATTCGTCATAATAAATCAAAACAAATATGCGAACATATCCGCCATTATCCCAGATACATGAGTACTTATCTGGGTGTAGGTAGTTCAGCAAATGATTTAATTGGTCATTTAGGAGAAACGGCTTTAATTATGCCTGACCCTGATGTCTTTTTTAAATCTGTTATAGCTAATAAAGCTGATGTTCTTGCCGATGATGTTGTTAAAAGTTTCTCCTGTCATTTACCTTCTGGTTTCCTTATGTCTTCTAACAAGATAAATCTTATGGAGACTTCTTTTGGTGGTATTCAAATTGAGATTCATTTATCTCCTGATAGTAATGCTTTATTTAATCCTGTTGGAACAAGTAATAATATTACGGACGCTCATTATCGTCTCACTGATCTAGAATTAACTTGTGAAATTGCTGATGTCCCTGCCGATCAAGCGGTTGCCATGTCTAAAGAAACCAGCGGACAACTTGAATTTAATACGATTACTTCTCTCTATACTTCTATTAATTCTACAAACGCACAGCTTCAGTTTGCTTTAGGTCTCAAACAGGTTCAGAGTGTATTCCTGAATTTCTGTCCTTCTAAAAATATTAATACATTGACGGAGAATGGTATGGCCACAACTTATCCTTCAAGGTCAAATGGAGAATTAGCATTTCTAAAAAGAGTTCAATGGCTTCGTGGGGGTGTTAAATATCCCTGCGAGTATGATATTGTAACTAATTTTGATAAAGATAATGATGTAGCTGTTGTTGATCCACAAGTATTAAAAGCATTTGTTGATAGTGTTATTCCTGATTATTTAGTTGATAGAACTTCTGTGTCTTCTGCAAATAATTATAGGGGATATGATGTTAATCCAGCTTCATTACAAAAAAGTTATATGAAAACTCGTGATGGCGGTGCTCTCTTCGGCATAGGACAAAAATACAGCCAGTTTAATACTGGTCAGGACTTTTCACGACAGCAGTGGGGTCTATCTCTTGAAAGTGATTTAACGGACGATTCACCGCAGTCCGTGTTTATCTATGTTAAGGCGAGAGCAGTTCTTGCGTGGAACGCCAATGGTGTCCAGCTTTTACAATAGGATAGAATTTAGACAATAAATATATTTTATATATATATATGACAGCTTTGTATAATGTTGAAGAAATTAATAATGCAATAAAAGTATTTATATTAGAAAATATAAATGAACCCATGTATGAATTTATAAGGGATTTATATTTTAAATTAAAAGAAGAATATGATTTCAGTAGTGAAACATCAACTGAAGAAGAAGAAGAAGAAGATGATTTAATTATGGAAGAGATTTCAGTTGTGAAATCAAAAGACGGATTTTATAGTTTAACATAATTGATAATATTTATTACTATAGCCTTTTCTTTTTTTATCGTTGATTGTACTTTCAATTCGTTCTTCTGTAAAAATAGAAGGATAAATAAAATATTTTTCTATATCTGTATTTGACATCATAATATCAATAGCTCTATAGCGTTTTAAATTAATAATTTTATCATATAATTCTTTCATTATATTCCATGTAGGAATATAATAAGCCATTGTTTGTAGCATTCTATATTTATTATCATCTAAAATATGATATCCTTCATTAAATGTTTCTGTGAATTTTTTTTCAATATTATGTCTATGATATATTAATCCACCTAAATAAGTTATTCCGTCATCTCTAAAATAAGAAGTATCATGATTCCATTCGCCTACTGCGTCGTCTTCTAATATTAAGACATCATTAATTTTATTATCAATAATATATTTCCATAATTTTAAATGAGAAGATAAACAGGCACATTTTGAAAAATGAAATTTAGTATATCTTACATTCCAATAACTAATTAATTTTTCTTGTAGATCATAATCGTCAATTATATCGTCTATACTGGTTGCATTCCACCTTGTAAAGATATCTTTATTTTTATATTTTTCCCACCTGTCTATACTTTCTTTTAAATTTATTACAAATATTTTAGTCATTATATATTTCTATACATAATATTTTTAATAATTAATCATACTGAAATTAAATATAATAAGTAATATAAATATGAGTACTAAACCTGCTGACGCTCCTGATAATGTTGCAAGCCAACCTTCTCAAGTGGTTCAAAAATATGCTCCAAGTGTTCCTAATTTCATGCGATTAGGTTCTGTTCCTGTTAATTATCTACAAGAAGTAGAAACAGATCTGCTTGAGCCAGTTGTTTTTAGTGATGGTTCTTCTTCTACTGTTGATGGATTTGTTCGTTTCCAGCTTCAGAATAAAGGTTTCCTTCATTCGCATTCAAAGATATTTTTTCAGTTAAATACAAGTAGTGCAGCAGGAAGACAAATATACCCTGTAAATGTTGGTGTTGGTAAATTAATTAAAAAAGCAGTATTAAAGATTGGTAATAAAGTATTAAATGAAATTAGTGATTGGGATAAGCTTCATGCATTTCATTCAACTAAAATAAGCAATGAAAATATGAAAATGAGAGAACTTTATACAACTGGTAGATCTTTAAATTTCATGATTAATAATGGTAATGGTGGCTCTCTGGGACAGAAAGCAACAGGTATATCATTATCTGTAGGGCGTGATCCAACTAGAACAGTAGCAACTGGGGCAATTACTTATGAAGATAGCGACTACAAGACCATGCCTTTCGCTATTATGGAAAATCTTAAAAATGAAGAATCTCCTTCTTTTGCTATTGATTTAAGTGATCTCTTTCCCTTCCTTAAAGTTCATCAGCTTCCGCTATTTACTATGACTGAACCTGTAACTATTGAATTAACCTTACACCCACCAGTTCAGGGGCGATGCGTCCGTTTAGAAGCTACAGGAGCTAATCAAGCCCACGCTATAAATAGAAATGAGTTGAAATTCTGTGCTGACTATGTCTATTATGGTTCTGGTGATGAAATGGAACAATGGGCAAATCAAAATAAACAATTAGATTTTTCATTTGTTGATTATCGTGCTATTACTACAAGTATTACTAATGATAGTATTAAAAATGATACTGTTCGTAATATTGGTATGGCTTCTAGACTAGTTAGTAAAGTAATTACTATGTTTGGAGATACGGCTGATGGTGAGAATCGCATTATGATGGATACAGCAGCAATAGCACCAGTAGCTGCTGCTGACGGCGTAATAGGTCCTTTTGAATATAATTTAAGATATAATGATAAGTTTGAGTTTAGTAGCAATATTAAAAACACTGCAAGACTTTATACACTCTTACAGCAAAGCGAAGGTATGGTATTTATTAGCAGAGACGCTTATAGTGGTCAAGGACAAGCATTTGAACCAGCAACAGGACAAACGAATACATTTGAAGGGAATGGTTTAAGTGGTAGGTTGGTTGTCGGTGGTGCTGCTGGATCTTACTTTTTCCTTTGTACTCGTCTATCTGGCGGTCGTGTAGGACAGCGTGGAATTGAGCTTCATGTAAAAGCGTCTGGTGGTTTGCGAACTACTGCAGTAGATATTATGAGAAACTACTGCGAATATATGCGTTCTGCTCGTCTTGAAAATGGTGTTATTACAGTATTCAATCTTTAACTTTAAAACTTTTCAATAATGTATTTAATTCTTTATTTTTTAAAACTTTATCTTTAAATTGTGTCATTCTCATATAGGCCACGCCTTCATTTTTTTTTATAAAATTATCAATACTTTCTATATAATTATTATAGGATTGTGGTGAATAAATTAATAGATCTTTTTGTTTATCATGTCCCCAATAAGTCCAATCGTCAATAGGAACGCCTATTTTATAAATAATTTGTTCTTTTTTTTCATCTAAATCTGCATATATTTCGTCAAGTAAATCGTCATTATCTTCGTGTGGTGTTAAATCACATAAATAAGTTTCCATTTTATCAACAACTTCATGAAATTCTTCCATTTGTGTGGCTGTTTTATATTTATTAGGTAATTCTTCTATTTGTTGTTGATATTCAAGTAATATTTCTTTTTCTGTTTTTTCTCCCTTGTCGGGTGTTTCACGAATAACTTGAGCTTGTATTACTTCTGGTTGTTTTTCTATTTGTTGTTGTTGTTTAATGCATAACTTAAACAATTCATAAGTTAAATTGAATTCTTCTTTTTTAGCATAATTATTCATTTTAGTTTTAAAATTATACTGCTGCTTCTTATTAGTAAAATCCATTTGTTGAGAAAATGTAGCGACATACATATCAATTTGTTGTTTAGATAAAGTATCCATTTCTATACATATATATAGATAATAATTCTTTAAATAATATTGCTTATATTTGAGCAATTTGCTTATATATGAGCAATTTAGAAAATCAATAAATTAGAAAACCTTTTGAAAAATAAAAAAATAATTATAGAATACTTTATAAAAAACTTGAAATATTGGATTGCTTATATATGAGCAATAATTCCATAATTAAAATATTATCTATAATATAATGATTATTCATAAGACACATAGTAAAAATGATTTAATTGATCTTATCAATACATTATCTTTAACCATTATTTTTAGCCATGTAGATATTAAAAGAAATATTCATGATAAATTTTATGAATTATTAGATGATAAAACTTTACAAAAAGAATTCAATACTGATAATGTTTATAAAATTAAAAATTATAATGATTTAAGACAATATTTAAAGAAATCTAATCCTAAAAAATATTTAACAGTCAAGGAAAAACAAGATATAATGAAAATATGCAAATGTATAATTAATTATTGTGTAAGTGGCTATGATATAGAATACTCATATAAATATCAAACTATACAAGAAATAAATGATGATATGGATTATATTAAACAATTTGGAGATATCCCTTCTGTTAGAAGGTGTTGCAGGCTAATGAATAAAAATAGACAATTCCAAGATCATTATATTCCTATTATATCTCCACAAGTACAAAAACAATTAAATGATAAAAAAATTCCTAAAAATGTAACTAAAACAATAAAAGTCCATACTGGTGAATTTATTCTGAACTTCAACTAATGCGTTTTTTTATACATATTTTTTTATATGTAAAGTATATAAATGGTAGATTATCAAAAAATAAGAAATGATATAGCCTTTGGAAAAAAGCATGAACATAAAGTCAAGCCAACACTTGAAACATTATTTGGAGAATTAGTTTTTAATCATGATACTCATAATTTTGATTTTAGTAATAAAGATTTTTATGTGGAACATAAGCAAAGAAACTTAACCTTTGGAAGATATGATTCATTAATTTTTGATAAAGTAAAGTATGATAAATATTTACAATTAAAAGAAACAAATCCTAAATTGCAGTTTTTCGTTGTATGGAGTTTAAATGATAATCGCTATATGTGGGAAGTAACTCAAAATAGTGAAGAGTTTTATATCCGTGATAAATATGATGTAGATCTAAAAAAATGGCGTAGTGATAAAAAGACTGTATGTGTAAAGAATGAATATATCTCTAAATTTACTGATTTTGAAGTTGTCATTCAAAAGAAGAAAAAAACTAAAAATAAAAATCTTAATTAATGTATATGACTACATATTCACATTATCAACCAAAAAAGTTTGATGATTTTGATACTCCAATTAAAGTATGGAGAGATATAGAAAAATATATACCAAAAAATAAAAAAATATGGAGTCCCTTTTATAATAGTGGAAATCATACATTAAAAGAATTAGGATTTGATATTATACATGAAAATAAAGATTTTTTTACATATCAACCAGATAATTATGATATCATTGTAGATAATCCACCTTTCTCAATTAAGAAACAAATATTAGAGAGATTATTACTATTAGATAAACCATTTATATTAATAATGCCTGTATCTACTTTATGTTATAAATATTTTAAACAATACAAAGATAAAATACAAATCATTATACCACCAAAAAGATATAATTGGAAGCCTGAAAAACAATCTTCTGCTACATTTGATACATTATTTTATTGTTATAAAATGAATTTAGAAAAAGATATCCTATGGTTAGAATAATTTAAAAATTAATTTAAAAAAAATAATGTTATATTATATATAATAATGAAAATTAAACAAGAAGAAATCCATGATGCTATTCATAAAGCTAGACCTAATTTAAAAGAGATAAGTATTAAACAATATGAAGGACAATTGAAAAAATTAAAGAAATTATTTGAAACAGATAATTATGATTTTTTATCTAAACCAAAAGAAGTAGAATCTAAATTAGAAGGTCTTCATTATACTAGTGTAAGAAATACTTACAATGCAATTATTGTTTTATTATTAGCTTTAAACAAAGAAGAAAATAATGATAAATTAATCAAAGAATATACTGAATTAAGAGATACATTAAATAGTAAATATGAAGAAGAACAAAAAAGCGGAGTTATAAGTGATAAGCAAAAATCTAATTTTGCTTCAATGGAAGAAATAAATAAGTTACTCACAGAATTGAAATCTCAAGTTAATTCATTGAAAAAAAAGAACACTTTCACACAAAAAGATATCTCAATAATTAGATCATGGATATTATTTAATATGTTAATTAGAATACCTACTCGCAATGATGCTTCAAATATGTTATATATTACACAGAGAGATTATAAAAAGTTATCTGATAAAGATAAAGAAGAACATAATTATTTAGTTAATGAAAGAAATAATATGAAATTTATTTATAATGTTTATAAAACAAGTAAGAAATATGGAGAGAATATTATCCCAGTTCCAGCTGATTTAAAACCCATGTTAAGAACATATCTTAAATTAATGGATTATAATACAGGAGATAATATTTTTCCTTTATCAAGAAATGCTATTTCACAGCTTCTCTCTAAAACAAGTAAAAGATTATTGAATAAAAGTATATCTTCAACAATGATTAGAAAGATCTATTTATCTGATAAATATAGTAATGTCAAGGAAGAAATGGAGAAGGACGCTAAAATCATGGGACATAGTAAAGAAACCGCAGCCAAGGTTTATACTAAATCAGCTGAATAAAAGATATCTTTTATTTACTTTTTTTTTTAACTAAATGAATTTTATCAATTTTATATGCTTTTGATTTTGGATTTATGGCTGCATACAAGCGAGCCATAGCCCATTGCTCTTTACTTTTAACTTGTGGTCTCACAGCCCCCCTATTGGTTTTAAAAGCGCCAACACCTTTATTATAAATTATTTGTAATCCTTTTAATTGATATCCTGTAGTTTTAGAGATATCTTTTAAACTATGACTTGTACCTTTTTTAAACTTATATTTTTTGTTATATTGTTCTTTATAAGTAACCATTATAATTAAATTAATATAAAAATTAAAATCAAGAAATTTAAATTGAAGAAATAAAATATAAGTTAGTTTATCTAATTTTTATGGTGAATTGGTGGGAAGATAGAACTTTTTATCAAGATCCAGAAGAAGATATTCATTTTAAAAAATATTATGCTCCCAGAATGTATTGTAGGCATGGACAACCTAATTATGTTAAATGTTGGTCTTGTCATAGAGAACGAGAAAATGCATATTATGAAGAATATTGTAATTGTGGAGACAAGGGATTTAAGTTTTTTTTTGAGCCTGATTTTGATCCATGTGAAAATTCTTTTTTTGAAGAGAAAGATATGGATAAAGTAGAATTCTGTAATTTAAGGGATAGCCATACATTACAGGATTTAAAAAAAGAATATTATAAATTATGTAAAATTAATCATCCAGACAAAGGGGGAGATCCTGAAGTTTTTAAAAGGTTAAATAATTTATATCATAATTTAATTAATAAATTTTAATTTTTTATTTTTTAGTTTTCGTTTAGTGATAATAAAACCATTTTCATTATTGTCTTGTATAATATTCATTTTCATTAAAGCTAGAAAAGCAGCCATAAATAAATTATGATCAGAAGATTTACATTTAACTTTATTAACTCTCATTGTATAAAATTGTTCAACAAATAATAAAAACATTCTTTTTATTTCTTTTATAGGAATCTTTTCGTCTCTCATGACAGTTATAAGATTATCATTTGCATATTCAAAGGCTTGTTCAGGATATTTTAAATTAAACTTGGATATTAAGTTATTTTTATAATGAAGAGTAATCACATAAGGGCGTTTCATTTCTATATATATATAATATATATTATTGTTTAAATATCTAAAGCCATAGATCTTCATTATTTAAATTCATTTTATAGCAGAGATAAATACAATAGAAGCTTGTATTTGGTTTATATTCTGTTTCTCCGTTATCTAATAGTTTTTCAAAATGTATTTTTCCGTCAGGAGTAATAACCTGTAAATCCTTGAACTTATCTTTAAAAATATCTCTCATATATTTAGAATAGATATTCAGACTATTCATAATAATTATAAAAGGTTTATCTAATTCAACAAGTTTTTTAAGGATATCTTTTTTAATATTTGTTTCAAATGGTGGATTAGTAATAATCATATCATAGTTTTCTGGTTGTACTTCTAACATATTCATATTAAAATCATAAACGACTTCTTTGCATATTTTACTTAAATAATCAGGAGATTTAGATTTATGACTATTTAGACAACAAGCTTCCCATATAACTTTATCTTTTGGAATTAAATGAGATATATTCGTCCAAGCATATTCAGGAGTGTAATAATCATTATATATATTATATTTAGGACAATCTTTAAAATTAGCCATTTATATATATTATATTTTATTTTTACATAAATTATCCATGTTAATCTAATATAATGTCTAATAATTACTCATATATAAGCAATTTATATCATTTGTAATCTCTTTAAGTGTCTAAAATCAACTACTTAAACACTAATTATATAATTAGTGTTTAAGTAGTTGATTTTAGACACAATATTACATTAAATTACAATAAAAGACAATAAAAACGGACATTATAATAGATTATTATTACTTATATATGAGTAAATTGCTTATATACAAGCAATCGCTTAATTACTTAAAATTATTTATCTATAATTATTTATAAAAATGAAAGTAGATAATGCAAATACGAAAATATTTCATGGAATCATAAAAGACCTTTCAACAATGGTAGAAGCCTTACGAGTAGAAAATGATAATATGAATGATTTAATTTTAGATAATCAAAAATTAAATAATAAAATAAAAGAATTCAAAACACTTATTTATTACAAAGATATATCCATATATTTCTTAATGTTAATGTTTAGTATTAAATATATATATTAAGCCATAATTTCCTTATGAGCAGCTTTCACAGATTTTCCGTTACGCATACGAGCCATCATTTTCATTCTATGAGATTTCTTTTCACTTGGAGACATATCTAATTTATCCATGTGAGACTTTAATTGTTTTTTCTGTTGATCCGTCATCGGCCCACGAGCAGATTTCGCTTTCATTGCTTTCTTTTCTTTTTTAGGTGGAACACCTTCAGCAGGCGGTGGAGTTCCTTCAGGGATATCTTTTTTCTTATAAGCCATATTTTATAATTATAATATAGATAATATATTTAAATCAAAAATAAAAATAAATATTATATATATATAAATGTCTGGATATATTCAAACAGAACTTGTAGAATGCAATAGATTAAGAAGTCAAGAAGCATTGTCAGCCAATGACGATAACCCAGCTTCATGGACTAATACTTTATCTGCTATATATGATCTAGAAGCAGGAGATAAAGTATCTTTATATAATGCTTTTATATCAGAGCGTGGAGCAGGTAATGCGAAAACAATTGAAATCAAAGGACAATCATTAGGTAAATTTAGAGACTTTAATTATATAGAAGAAAAAATAGTAAGACAGGCAAAAAGAAATACTCCTATATCAAGTGATATAACTGAAAAAGACGAAACTATTGAATTAAGAGATAATGAAGTAAATATGCTAATTAGTTTTTATAAAAGTATGAACGGAACAGGATATGTAACATTACCCAGAAGGTTTATGAGTTTAGAAGATACAGGAACAGCTATAGGTACTTCCAGTCATCACGCTACAAAATATGCTTTTACAACAACTGATAGTTCAGCAACTGGATATATTTATCCTATACCTAATTCATTATTTGTAATTAAAGGAGATTATTTTAAAGAATGTGTATCTGAAAAAGACAAAGTTGTTAATGATAATTCTAATTTTACATTATATGCTTCAACGAGAAAATTAGGGACTAATCCAGCTGAACCCCTTGACTTTGGAGATGATCCTATTACTTATACAATCGCTCCTGAATATAAAAATTATGTTAAATATAAAAATAAAGTAAAATTATCTGTTCCTACTGGATTTAATTCAGCCCAATTTATAGCAGATGATTTAACCAGACAATTAAGGAAAATAACGGAAACTAATGAATTAATATTTACTGAAAACCCTAATCTAGGTGGCCACCTTAATGCTGGCCCTGATAAAGTTGTTAGTAAAACAGTGGAAAGTTCTACTTATAAAACTTTTAATTGTATGACGCAATTATTATTTGGAGAAGATCAATATGATCTGTTAATAGGAGATCAACTTTCAACATGGTATAATAATTTTAATATTATTGGTCTTAAAAGACCTGAATTATATGATACTGGAAAAGAGATTAATATGACTCCTGATTTTAAAAATGAAGTATTTAAATATGAAGCAGGAGCAGGTAGTACTGGTCATACTATAGTAATGAAAGAAAAAGCAGGTCAGCCTGATAATGTGGATTTAAGTCGTTATGCTCTTGTAACTGTTGAAGCCTTGGGAAAAATTAAAGGACCAGCACCTGCTCCAATAATCGCATGGAATCAAGTAGGGGGAAATCCGCCATTAATAAATCTAACTATGGGATCTTCCTATGTTGCAGCAGGGATTGCCGAAGGTGATGAAATAATAATTACATTTTATTATAAGTTAAGCGAGTTCCCTTTACAAACTAAGACTAATGGATTATTAGGAACTTTTTTATTAGAAAATTATGACTATTCAGTCGCAGACGCTCCTATGAAATTAGCCATTCCATATACAAAAGATAATTTATTAAAATTAAAAAATTTTATTAATGCTCAAGAAGAATATCCTGAAATATGGGATAGTTGGAATAAAGGAACAATAGGACTTGATCCTGTTGGGAATTGGACTTATGGAAATGGAAAATATTATAGTATTAGTGATACAGTAGATAATACTCGCTTTATGCATATGAATGTAGAGAGAAATTCAAGAGTAACAGAAGTAGAGCCCACAATTCAAACACAACCTGACGCTACTTATTCTCCTGCTGTTCATGGCTCTAATGCTAGTGGATCATTTACTATTAATATATATTGGGACGGAACAGAAGCCGATAAAATTAGATTTAATGAATATTACTATGTAAAGGTAGTAGGGAATGCATTTGATATCAATACTCAAGTGTTAAGCGTTGAATATACATCAGCTCCTACAGTATTTGGAACATTAAGAATATCAAATCCCTTAACTGGTGTGAGAAATTCTGGAAATGTTGATATAGAATTTTATTATATCGCAGCTGATCAAGATCAAACAACATTTAATAGAGAAAGTATTCCTATTACAACATTAGGATCTTCATGTTATAGAAATACATATACTTCTTACAGGAATGATTTAAAAACAGAAACAGAACAAGAAGAATTTAGATATAGTAAATTATTATTATTTAAATATGATAAAGAAAATAGAGATGTTTATTATGATAATCCTTCATTAAAATTAAATAAATTAACTTATGGTTGCTTTGGTAAAACGAGTTATACTCAAAATGGATATACTATTGATTATGTTACTATATTTCCTAATTCAAGAGCTGTTGGCGGAGAATTTCCTGTAGAGTGGTTTGATGCTGGATATTTAGGAGTAGTAACTAGTGACCCAGCACCAGATTCACGAGTTCCATTTGGATTTATTGAAGGGGGTAGAAAAATAGGATATGATATGCATTTTACAGCCGCCGCACAACCAGCGATATCTTTATATAATGGTAAAGCTGCTACTTTTGCTAATTATTATGGAACACAATTTCCTAAAACATTTTTAAACGATCAATGGGGAAAAACAGTATCTGAAGCAGCAAGTCGTTTTTCCGCAGGTGTCCAACCTGAAGGAGCACCAGCAGCACCTACACCAGATAATACTGGACAATTAGCAGCATATATTAATCGTAGATATGTAGGAGCAGATAACCCAAGAATAAACTGGGACGGAGAACATTTTAATATTAGTGATTTACATACACCAGAAAATCTAGCTGCTCGTGGCCCTGATGGCGGAACATACGGAGTTTTTCAAGAAGCACAATTTTACTATTTAACAAGCGACCCCCCAACAAATGCTGGAGATATAATTTATAAAATTAATCCTGCCGCTGATATAAATGAGTTTTGTCCTGCATTAAGTCCCTATATAGGTCAATTTGGTATATATACAAAAAATGGAAGTACATCAACTACAGACAAAGGAGCAGGAAAGATAATGAAAGAATTATTTAATACAAATATAAATCCTTATACTATTTATGATAGTAAAAGCGGAATCGTCTTTGAAGATATGGGATTTGATGAAGATACATGGAATGAAAGTTTATGGGGGACATTGGGATTTACTTATGAACAATTTCATTCAACAATTAATAATCGTTTAGAAAGAGTAGATGATAATAATGTAACTAATTTAAAATATCCAAGCACTAATGCACAAATAGTAACTACAGATACTAAATTATGGAATACAAATGATGATGGCGTCCCTTTATATAGTGATAATTTGCCCTGTCCTTTTGCTTTATTTTATTATAATGGAAATGGAGTAGCTCTAGATAATTTTGTAGGAAGTGCTCAACCTTATATGCAGATTTTTCCACCTATTAATCAAAAAACAACTAGCGTAGAATTAACTGCTCAAAAGTTCCCTGTATCTATGATTAAAGGATATTATACTATCAGAAGCAATATAGTCCCCCAATCTATATTTGTAGGCGGTTCTAGTAATATAACAAATATGCCTATTGTCGGTATTATTGATAAAATGAATCCACAAAATGATTATTATTTCGGTAGTGAAACTGGAGTTGATTTTGTTATAGGTGGTCCTACAAAGATGTCTTCTATTACTTGTTCAATCCATGATCCAGACGGAAGCTATGCAAATGTAGATAATAGTAGTAGTATTATATTTAAAAT